AACTCTCATTATGATCCTATATAGTCATCAGAAATAAATGAAAGGAAGTATGACCGATATAACTAAATATAGAAATGTTTCGTTAACGCACGAAACATACAAGACATTGATAAATTTGTCCAAAGTTTTGTTACCAGACGCAAAATTATCAATTAGTAAAACCATTGAGCAGATTGCAAATGAGAAAGCGAAAAAGTTAAATGGCAAGATTAAAAAAATATAGAGTACACAAAACAATTTGTGACGTGTGTGATGGCAATGGATATGTTAAAGTAGTCCATGTCGATAAAAAAGATCATATTCACCAATGCTGGGAATGCGACTCGGAAGGAGAATTTTATGTCTACGAACCCCCGTTTGTGGAGCACGATGATAATGCTCGCGGTAGTCGTAACGCTTACAAGTTCTTGCACTGAGTTTGCTCTGTTTAGCTCAACCGCTGGAGTTGCTGTAAGTCATAATGTCTATGCCAAAGCTTATAGTGGTGTAGATTTTTTAACAATTATTAGGACAGAAAAAGATATTAAAACTCATATCTATCACAGTTTAAAGAAAGAAGAAGATGAACGTAAGTGATGCTGCATACATAGCTGGACTCTTTGATGGGGAAGGTAGTATAACCTACAAACAATACATGAGAAAGAGAAAGGGTAAAAACAAAGCATATCCAACTTGGAACATACAAATGGAAATTTCCATGACAGAGCGTTCTATTATGATTTGGTTGGCAGAAGTTTTAGGATGTGGTTCTGTTAATAAAAGACCACCACACAAAGCTTCAATGGGTAAAAAAATGCAATGGAGATGGAGGTGTGGTTATCGAGATGCCTACTATGTGTGTAAATTAATTTGGCCATATGCTCATATTAAATTACCAAAGATACAAAAAATTATAGATCATTATGCGCGTGATTACGTATTTGATACTAACGTAGTGAGTCTACAACAATATAAAGAGACAATGACATTAGAATGACAGATAAAAAACAAGAAGTACAGTATGGAGTATTTACATGGGGACCATGTATAGTACATTTAAAAATATCAGAAGATTTTCATAAAATATTACTAGAAGAAGCAAACGCTAGTAGAGTTAAAGAATTAGATTATAGTAATAAACTGGCTGGAGTTATTAAAGAGGAATATATGTTTCGTAAAAAAGAAACACTTCTTCCATGGATATCTCAAATCTTAGGTGTTTATGATGAAGCATTTCAAAAACATAAGAACGTTCGTTATAAACCTGAAGAGAAGCCTAATTATTTACTTTCATCTCTATGGGTTAACTTTATGAAGAAGAATGAATTTAATCCTCCTCATGATCACTCCGATGAATTATCATTTGTTATATTTTTAGATGTGCCTCCCGAAATTACTAAAGAACAAGACGCATATGACGGTAGATCTGGTGGACCTGGATCATTAGGTTTTATTTATGGTGAGGGAAATAGACAAGCTATAACTTATCAATCAGTTAAACCCACAAACAGAGATATGTTTATTTTCCCTGCATGGGTAAAACATTATGTAGCACCTTTTTATTCTGATGTGACTAGAATATCTGTTGCTGGTAATGTGGCTAACTCAATTCAACTAAAAGATATGAAAAATTATAATAAAGCTAAAAAAGTATATGCGGAGAAAAATAAAAAATGAGTAAGAAACCTAAAGGTGCAAAATGGGACGGAAAATCAAGGGTTTCCACCGATTTGTATAGAAAAAGATGGGAAGAAATTTTTAAAAAAAAATCTCAAAAAGAAAAGCTACAGGAAACTAAAAAATTTTTAGAAGAGGTAGCGGATAGGAATGGTTTTTAAATGATGGAAGATAAAGATATAGAAGAGTTTCATAACATTGGTCGAAAGATCAAGTACCGTGAAAAATATAAATATATTACTGGTACACAGATCACGGAACAAGGATCACGGACCTACGATATAAATGGATCTAGACTTCCCTCTGTAACTACTATATTAGCCAAAACAAAAAATCAACAATTTCTAAAAGACTGGAAGGCCAAAGTTGGAGAACAAGAAGCAGAACGAATCAAAAATTATAGTAGTAGGCGGGGAACTTCCATGCACAAGTTCCTTGAATCTCATATATCAGGAGTTGGGTACGATGATCTTACAGGGATCGGACAAGAGGCGAAGCCCATGGCCAAAAAAATTATTGAAGAAGGTTTACTCCCTGTGGAAGAGTATTACGGCTCGGAAGTCACATTGTATTATCCTGGGCTATATGCTGGCAGCACTGACTTGGTTTGCAATCACAATGGTTTAGATACTATTATTGACTACAAGCAAGCAAATCGTCCTAAGAGACTAGAGTGGATTGATGATTATTTTTTACAAATAGCTGCGTATTGTATGGCACACGATGAAGTTTATCAATCAGAAATTAAACAAGGCATAATAATGGTCTGTACTCCTGACCTGTATTACCAAGAATTCAAGTTTTCCGGTACTGATTTAAGGTCTTGGAAACATAAGTTTTTAAAAAGATTAGACATGTATCACGAACTACAGTTTGATGAAAAAAAAATAAAAAAACCAATGAACCCGGAGGATTTTTTAAATGGAAACTAAAAAGAAACCAAGTGTTTTAATAGCGATGCCTTGTTACGACACGATGAAAGTGGAGACTTGTGTCTCCCTTTTAAATACTTACGCTGTACTTATGAAGGTAGGAATTACTTGTGTTTTTAAATCAGTTAAATCATCGCTCGTTACTCATGCGAGAAATTTATTAACTGCAGGATTTATAGGTTCAACTTATGATTATATGTTATTTGTTGATGCGGATGTAGAGTGGGAACCTACGACTGTTATTAGAATGTTAGTTCCTGAAAAACAGATTATTGTTACACCTTATAGATTAAAGGAAGATCCTCTGAAAGTTAAATTTCCTGTAGAGTTTGATGATCCTAAATATATTAAGGTTGAAGCATTTGATTTAGTGGAACTAAAGTCTGCTCCTGCTGGTCTAATGTTAATTAAACGTAACGTATTTGATACCTTAATGAAGAAACACTATGATTTAAAAATTGAATTTCCAGAAGAAGTTAGAAAGAAAATGAATATTGAGTTAGGTGTAGAAGAGGATGTAGTTGATAAGTATATGTACAATTTCTGGGACACAAGCTTCAAGGACCATGAATGGAAAGGAGAGGATATTGCTTTTTGTAGATTGGTGAGAGACGCTGGAATAAAAATATACGCGAATCTAGACTCAAGGACCACGCACCACGGATCTTATGGATTCACTGGCAAATTTGGGTCCACTCTAGATAGATTAAAGGGAAGAGAACTTGCAAAAAAGGACAAAAAATGAGTGATATAGAAAACTTATTAGAAGAACTAAAAGCTTATCGTAATAATATGGTGGCCCGGAATTATCCCTTCCAACGAATCAGCGATATTATTACTAAATGGGAAATGAAGAAAATAACTACTAAAGATTTCCTGGAAGAAGCACAAAAGACAAATAAAGAATTAGAAGAATCTTACCAAGAATCCAAACGACAAACTGAGGAACGAAAACAAAGAGAATGGCTCAAGGGATACAGAAAATGGAAGGAGGATAAATGAGAGAGCAGATATATAAAGCTTTAATGCTAAAGTACCAGTCTCATATGGAAGATGCATTACTAAAAATAGATATGTTGATGACCAATCCCAATTCGGTGATGGTGCAGCATATAGATGTTACTGGCGAGATTGACAAATTATTAAGTAATGTTGCGGAAGCTAAAGAAAAGATGGCAACTTTGAGGCAATATTATGGCACAAATTAGACTGGACATTTTCTATAAGAGTTTCTACAGATAATTCAGTGTTGATGAAAAAAAACATGAAAAAAAAGTGTCTTTATGTCCAAAAAGAAAAAAAGATAACAATACCAATGCTTTTAATCAATTTTAGTGGACATTTTAGTGGACATTTTTTCTCAAACTGGACATTATATAATGTCCATAGTAGGAGTGCCTCCGCGCGCGCGTAAGGCTGCTTAACAATAAGTGATTTATCTGGTACAACTCTTATATGCCTAGGAAAAGAAGAAAACAAATCGTGACTCATTCAACTCCCGAATTACCTTATCCTAAAGTCCGGGTGGAGTGGATCGATATCTTGAGCGATTCGGGCTGGGCTGACGATAGAGAGTTTAATAAAATGAAATTAAGCTTTCCTGTGAATGAAGGTTGGTTGTTTAATAGAGATAGATATGCAATTAAATTATTTGCTTCTTATGACAAGGATGATGATGGTACTCTTACTTTTGGGGATCGGACGATGATTCCGATGTCGGTTGTGAAGAAGATTCATAAACTGTAGGTGCTTCAATTGATTCAGCCTCAACAGTCTTTGCATTTAAAAGAGGTGCGTAGTCGTCTAAAATTTGTTTCATTTTTGCTTCTAGTTGTTCTTCTGTCATATCCTCTAGCTTACCTGTTTTTATTATTTTTCGGTCTATATATAATCCCGCTGCTTTTCCTCTATTGGCTTCAGCATTTACAGCGCTGGAAAAACTTCCTTTCTTTAAAGCGGCTTCTCTCAATCTAGCTAGTTCTGCTACGTGTCCTTCATAGGTCACTTCAAACTTTCTTAATCTCTCTTCTTTTAGCTTACCTACATAGGTTGCAACCAACGGAGACAGTCTTGGGTTCATTAGTTCTGATCCTTCTTGTCTTGCTCTCTTCTCAGAATAGCCAGCTAGTTTAGCTGCCTCTCCCTGTGAGACTGGTCCATCAGGTCCACCGAATACTACAAATTCGGCGAATCTTTTTTGCATCTCAGTTAATCTTTTTGGAACTCCCATGTTTTCTTCCTATACTATAGCCTATGATAAGGCTGCACCCCATTACAGATGTAATAGCTATTAAATGCCATACTAAAAAATTCATATTTGACAATTTAAGGTAACTATCCTATAAAGTCAATATGAAAGATGATCTACAAAATGGAGAAAGAGCTGAGCAAGCTACTTATGAAGATGAAGTTAGTTCTCGTAGAACTGTTACTATTCCTTTAAAAGAGTATGAGGACTTGAAGTCTGAGCATCGGCACATTACGGATCCATCTTTAATATCTATTATTGATAAGATAGAAGAATTAATTAGAGCATTAAGAAAACATATTATAAGAAAATGACAGAAGATTTAACATCATTACTTGAACAGCATAAAAAGGACATTTGGGAATGGAAAATGAAAGAATCTCAATGGATAAGAGATAAGAATCAGTTGGATGGTAACAAAAAAATTATAGAAGAGTTATCTACTAAGATGGTGGAGTTAGGGAAAACTAATTTATCTTTACAAGCTAAGGTCAATGAGTTGGAAGGCACCTTAGGAGGCGCTCAAGATATAAATGACAATCATCAAAGATATAATGGAAAACTTCAAACAAGATTGACAGAGGTTGAAGAAGATAATAAGAAGCTGGCAAAACAAATTCAAGATTTAACTAAGAGTAGACAACCATTCTAATGAGAGTACAAGACATGCAACAGTTTCTTTCTTCCTTCACTGAAGGTTCTGATGCCATCAAGAATGCTGTTATCTTTGCTGAAGTCAATGGCACATTATATGACATTAGAAGAATGGAAGTGCATGAGAACCAAGCTCCCATTGTTGGCTTCACAGGCCATACTGCGCATAGATTAGTTTTAAAAACTACTAAACCATCTCCAATAATTCTTCCAGATAAGTTAAAAAAAGATTACTAATGAACGAGGTTGTAACCTCGATAAAGACATGGGTCCAGAGGCAAAATTATATAAAAAACTTCGTAAAGTTTCTAAAGATATTTCATGGATTAGGATTGAAAACCTTAGCTCTCTCGGGACTCCTGATCTATTGGGGTATAATAATTCTGGTCACTTTTTCACAGTAGAATTAAAAGTTACAAAAGGAAATAAAGTTCGATTTTCCCCACACCAAATTGCATTCCATAAGACACATCCGAAGAATACATTTATCTTAGCCGAGGCCCTTGGTCCGAGGTCCTCGAAACTTGTTCAATACTTCTTGGTCCCTGGATCAAGGATCGATGAGCTTGTGGCTTGTGGCTTGAGGCCTAAGCTTGATGCTTGCTGCTTGACGCTTGATGCTTGCTGCTTGAGATTTCAGAACCTGAACTAGGTTCTGGTTTAGCTTGTGGCTTGTTGCTTGTTATTTCAAAAGCGCTCTTAGGGACAAGCTTGGGGGCTATCCGGACCCTGTTCGCTGCTCTTAGTTTTTTATAATAGTTTGGGTGTTTAAATTCCATTAGTGTTTGCCGTAACTTACATTTTTAACTGACTTTGTCCAGCAGGCTCTACACTGGCGACACTTGCCGCCCTGAGCTGGGGCCGGACACGTGGCCTCCTTCGTTACGACTGTCGACGTGTTAGGCCAACAGCTGGGCTGCGGTCCGTCGATCTTCGAACCGGACAACCTTATGACAAGATTGTCCGGAACTTCACTAGGAGCTACAGCCAATAGGTATTGACGCTCTTGAGTTGGCAACCAGTGACGGGTGCCTGGCGTCAATCTACAGACTTCAAAAATTTTGCGTAAGTGCTCGACAGACTGGAGGTCACCGGCGTCATGCCATCTAAACCATTTCTGTCTTTTAATTTGTGCTACCATGGCCGTGGTCCATGAATCATGGTCCAGGGAGTCCAGGCGGTAGTATTGAGCTTTTTTAATTGCTGGATATCTTATATAATTTCCTTTGAGTGCATAGCATCCGAAGCATGGCGTGCCCGGGACCTTGCGCAGCTTCGCGCCAGTCTTACAGGCCCATGCAGGGAGGCTATAAGATAAGCCCGGCATTTTAGACGTACGGGTCATGGACCCTGTAATTTTAATTGCTTCTTTTACTAACATTATAATCTTTCTAATTTCATACTACTTTTTAATTATGTCTTCTTTAAGGCGGCTTGAGGCTTGCCGCTTGCAGCTTGTCGCTTGCGGCTTGCTGCTTCAATCTCTGTAAATAAATTGTGTCTTGTTGCATTGCTGCTTGAAGCTTGAAACTTATTTCTTTTTTTACCGAGGGCCCTGAAAAACTTCTCACAGCTGGCCAGGTACGCTTGCGGCAGCTCTTCGTGCGGCCGCAGGAAATAGTGTGTCAAGTCGTTGTGTTTAATTCTCTTCACGTATTTTCTCCATCTTCTCTTGGTCCTGCTTCACCAGCCGAAGGATCTCCTCCAGGGCGTTAGCTATTCTGATTAGCGGGTTAACTGATCTGTCATTTATTTCATTGTCCATAATTATTCCTTTCTAAATTCATCCTACCATCTCCGGGACCAGCTGTCAAGCGTTGCTTGCTGCTTGAAGCTTGCTGCTTGATCAGTTGACATTTCTGTCAGGCATATTTCAAACTATTTAATTCTAGTCATCTGATCCCAGATCCATTGCACAAAGGCAGTTACAGTGCACTCTCAGACCTAGAGCACAATGGATCAGGGATCAGTTCAGAGTGGAATTCTGAAGATATCTCTTCAGATCCTTTCACCAGCAACTGTACGATTTGCGCGATGCTGTAACCTCTGATCTGATCCCAGATCCATCGGATCGCATACGATTTAAGAAGCCGCATCACCAATGGATCAGGGATCAGTTGTTGTCCTGCGCAGGCGAGGATTTTTCTGGTACCAGATACTTTCCCATTCCGAATCGGAATCGCGACCTGAACTATAGTGGTTTATACCCACAGCTACAACATCTGATCCCAGATCAGTACTCTTCCCAGCCCGGTTGCATGTGCCTTAGGCCAGTAATAATACTGATCAGGGATCAGTTCTGAAAGTGGTGTGCATCAAGTTATTACTATCTAGCCAACACAACCAGAAGTTGTCCCAATCAGAGATTAGGGTGTATAGCTAATTCTTCTAAAATCTGATTAATCCTATATAATACTTGACAAAGGATTTGTCAAGTGATAAATTAAATCTAATTAACAGAAAGGACACAATGTCAAGAATACGATTAAACCAAGAGTACCGAAACAAGATTGCTAATAGAATGAGAGTACACTTGGAACAAGAACCGACACAAGAGAAAACAAAGTATGATGAACTCAAAGCAGATCAAATTGAGTTAAATGACAATGCGTGGGATTTAGCAGAAACTATTGTCAGAAAACATTATACGCCAGAAGATGTCAAAATGGCATATCATCTACAAAACAAGTTTGAGAATGTTAGCACTATTGCAAAAGATAGTTGTTTCCATTTTCATTATTTAGGTCAAGTAGAAGATAGAGATTATGACAATAAACCTATAATGAAAGAAGATACCATTGAAGAACATTTTGACTTTCGTTTAGGTGGTAGCTTTGAGGGTGGTAGTGATAGTTATGATAGTAGTAGTGCATATGGATATGCTTTATTTCGTGATGAACTCAAAGCACAAGATAATTGCAACCCAGATATTTTGATTGAACAAGAGGGCAAAGATCAAAACCCACACAAAACAAAATATGTTGACAACAATGACAAGTATCTTGGTAAAGATGATAGTGGTGGTTATGGTAAAGAGTGGAATGATAAATACCAATTAGATTTAATTGGTAGAGAATATTGTAGAGATCGTTCTATTGCGTGTAATCAAGAACAATTTATGATGTTGAAAGAGTGGAAACAAGCCAAAGGACAATTTGTTATGGCACATCATAAGTGGATTAAATCTGTATTAGACCAGATGAAAGAAATTAAAATTGGTCTTAAAGGTTATAAATATTTAGACGAGGCAATAGAGTTATCTACTGAACTTGGTTTAAATATTACTGACGCAGAAATAATCAGAACTAACTCTACTGGTTTAACTATCTACAATCCTAAAAATCTAGCAGATAGAATAAAAGGAATGAAGAACAAGAGTAATAGTAGAGAGGATAAAATAAAAGCGAGGTTATTATACGAGCAAAATGAAAGTGTAAATTAACACTTGACGACCTATCCTATCAATGATAGGATAGGTCATTAACAGAAAGAGGAAAGATGAAATACTTTAGTTGGTTTATGAAATCACGAAATAAGTTTGCGACTTGTAGAGGAGTTGATGAACATGATTACTATGATGAATGGTCAGGCAAATTTAAAACATTTAAATCAAAACAATGGACAGATCAAAAAGGTTTTCCATGTTATAACTTTTGGGATATTGATAGCGAACACCCAAGAACTGCAGTAAATTATTCTGTGAGGAAAGCATGATTTGTATTCCAACAACATTATTAGTTATTATAATTGCACCGATTGTTATCGGTGCAATTTATTGGAGAGGAAAGCATGACTTATAATTGGTGCCATGGTCCACATTGCCACGAACAATCCACTCAATCAAGAGTGCGAGGGAGTGGAGATAATAAAGTTTTAAGAACTATTAAGATAAAACAAAATAGCCATTATATTAGAAATAGCATTTTTTCTTATTTCTGTAATAATAGATGTTTGCATGATTATTTAGGTAAACATGCTCAGGCTATCTCAGCTATTGCGCCAAGGCGCGCGGCTCTCGAAACACCGATCAAGATTGAGAAAGAAAAGTACGAGAGTTATAGATATCAACATAATGGAACTGATTACAAACGAGTACCATACCAAGCAACAAGAACTACAATTAAGAGTGTTGACAATGATTGATCTATCCTATACAATCAAGGACATGAAAACAAATACAGACAATAGAACAGAAGAACGAAAGAATAGATTCAATGGTGAATCTGTTATGCTAACTAAACAAGAAGCAAGAATACATGATGAACTATTCTTATGTGAAATTATGGCAACACTAGAAGATAAGACACTTGGCACAGGTGCGAGCAAGCATTGGGAAACAATGCGTAAGCATATCGAATGGTTTGCTAAGAACAATGCCAAAGCATACATGGTCTTGCTAGACTAATCATCAACCCTAAGCATGGGCGAGCGATCGCCCCTGCTTCCCCCTTCAATAGAGGTACCAAACCCAAACTCAAAAAACTTCGAAGATAAAAAGTCGATCCCCTTTAATATAAAAAGGGGTCCCACTACTCTGGGTTGAATTGCTTGATTTAGAGAGTTAATGGTGGTAAAAACTTATTGAACATCCTACAAGGGTGCAAAAATTTTTTAAAATTTTTATGAATTTAAATAATATAGATATAAGTAAACTTCCCTCAGACGTCAGAAAAAACTTTTTAAAACTACAAGTGAGGTATGCAGAGAAAAAGATACAAAACAGGGCAAAAGATGATTTTTTATCTTTTGTTAAATGTGTTTGGCCCGAGTTCATTGAAGGTGCACATCATAGACATGTTGCAAAAAAGTTTAATGATCTTGCAACAGGTAAGATTAATCGTCTTATTATAAATATGCCCCCAAGGCATACTAAGTCTGAATTTGCATCTTATCTATTACCAGCCTGGATGGTGGGCCGTAATCCAAAATTAAAGATAATTCAAGCAACTCACACAGGAGAGTTAGCAATTCGCTTTGGTCGTAAAGCTAAAAACTTAATTGATTCGGAGGAATATGCAAAAATTTTTAAAACTAGACTTCAAGAAGATTCGCAAGCTGCAGGAAGGTGGGAGACTGCTCAGGGTGGTGAATACTTTGCAGCTGGTGTTGGTGGTGCGATCACAGGTCGGGGTGCTGATTTATTAATAATTGATGACCCGCACTCTGAGCAGGATGCAATGTCTCCTACAGCCATGGAAAACGCGTATGAGTGGTACACTTCAGGTCCACGTCAACGTCTTCAACCAGGTGCAAAAATTATTCTAGTAATGACACGTTGGTCGAAAAAAGATTTGACTGGAATTTTGCTAAAAAATCAATCTGAAGTAAAAGCTGACCAATGGGAAGTGGTCGAATTTCCGGCGATCTTGGACCACGGAACTAAATCAGAGGCAGTTTGGCCAGAATATTGGAAATTAGAAGAATTAGAAAAGGTAAAAGCAACATTACCCGTTGGAAAATGGAATGCACAATGGATGCAACGTCCAACTTCTGAAGAAGGAGCAATAATTAAGCGAGAATGGTGGCGAACTTGGGACCATGATGAACCACCAAATTTACATTACGTAATTCAATCTTACGATACGGCGTATCTTAAGAAAGAAACTGCCGATTTTAGTGCAATTACGACTTGGGGAGTATTTTACCCTAACGAAGATTCACCTGCTAACCTCATTTTAGTAGATGCGATCAAAGGAAGGTATGAATTCCCGGAATTAAGACGTATTGCACTGGATCAGTATAAATATTGGAATCCTGAATCTGTTATCATCGAAGCAAAGGCTGCAGGACTGCCTTTGACCTATGAATTAAGACAGATGGATATTCCAGTTCAGAACTTTACACCGAGCAAAGGAAATGATAAACATGTTCGAGTAAATACATGCGCTCCGCTTTTTGAATCTGGCATGATTTGGGCGCCTAACCAGAAATTCGCGGAGGAAGTCATTGAGGAATGTGCAGCATTCCCGCATGGTGATCATGATGACTTAGTTGATAGTACAACTCAAGCTGTTATGCGCTTTAGACAAGGTGGATTTTTAAAACACCCTGAAGACTATGTAATAGAAAAACGAGCGCCTAGGAAAAGAGAGTACTATTAATGTCAACAAGTTTAGGATTAAAAGTTTATCAGTTGATAAGCAAGTTTGCTAGAAAGCAAGCCATGCGATCTAACACACAAGGAATTATGCAAATTCCTAGTCAAGAAGTAGTTAGAGATATGTCTAATGAAATTTTAACCAAATTCATGAGGCATAATGTTCCTACAGAGATGTTAACTACGGAACGTGATATTCAAAAAATTTTAAATCAAATTGACATCATAGAAACGGAAAATTTACGAAGAAGAACTATTAGTCCCGGTGATCCAAGACACAAAGAAATTACAGAGAAAATATTAGGTAAAAAGAAAACAACAGCAGATCTAATTGATCTAGGTTTAGTTAGAAAAGGGAAAAACGTTAAAAAAACAACTCCTAAAGAACCTGTTGATCCAAAATTAGTGGAAGAAGTAAAAGTTAAAGAAACTTTTGATGATTTTAATGTAAGACAGAATCAAACAGATATTGTAGCAGACACTGTTACGAGAGTAATAAGTATGGAACCTGTTGCAGCACTGAAAGAGGCAAACAAAATTATAGGTCGAAAAGGCATATATAAAAATTTAACAAAAGAGCAATCACAAAAAATTTTAAAAGATACTGAGGATTGGATTTTTCAAAGAGATCCAGATGATTTATATGACTACAATAAAAAAAGACCTTTTAGAGATGATGCTGATCCAGAAGACTTTGCTCAAGGTGGCAGAAGCGGTTTAAGTTATTTACTTGCAGAAGATTCAAATCAAAGGGTGCCTTATAAAACTGGTAAAAGAGTAATTGAAGAAATGATAGCTACAGGACCTCAAACAAGTGGGCTATCTACAATTGATAAAATTTTAAATGTTACCGGAACAGGAGTAGGTATTTCTACTTTAGGATTACCTAAATGGCTTTTATCCAAAATTTTTGAGAAAACACTTCAAGGAAAAGTTAGAAAGAAATTCTTTAATGAATATAAAGATGAACGTATGGGAGAAGCACGTCAAATGTTAACTGCTCAGGATCCTTACGTAGGACGAATCGGATTAAAAGATGGACATAGCCCTGGACGTAGAAAATTTTTAAAAGTAGCGGCAGGTCTTGCATCTATTCCCGTTGTTGGTAAATTTTTTAAATGGGCAAAACCTCTTGCTAAGACTGCTAAAATTGCAGATGTAACTTCAGTTCCAATTAATAATGTTGCAGGCATGCCAGCGTGGTTCAAGCCTCTTGTAAATAAAGTTATTAAAGAAGGTGAGGATGTCAGTAAGAAATATGCAAGCGTTGAAAGGGAAATTGTCCATAAGACCGAACTTCCTGATTCAAAAACAGATGTTTATGTAACACAGGATTTAAATACGGGAAATGTTACCGTTGATATTGGAATGGGTAAACATGGTTTTGGAGATGGTCATTTAGGTCAACCGGTTTCTTTAAACTATAAAGCATCAGAATGGATTGAACCTACTATGGTTAAGGGAGGACAAAAAGTTAAATTTAAACATGGAAAAACTAAGGACGAGTTCTGGGTTGAAGAAGCGGAATTTACTGGAGGACATCCAGAAAATGTTAAGTTTGAAGAATCAACTTTTAATAAATTCGGTGAGCATGGATCTGATTTCACTGAAGTAGAAGCGTTTGCTAAAGGAAAAGTTAAGAAAGCTAAACCACTTAAAAAAACTAAAGATGAATATGAGTTGGCAAAAGAGGAAGGGTATTTTGATGAGGCTGAAAAGAAATTTTATGAGGGTAAAGCATCCGGTGGAATAGCTGGTAGTCGAGTAGGCATGATCTTTGGCGGTGGAATTTTTAAAACGATTATTAAAAACTTGGCAAAAGATAAAGGTGTCACTCCCTCTTATTATTTACAAGTGACAAATTATAAAACTCTTCCTCGAGAAGTTAGAAATATTATGTCAAAAGCAGATTTTGAAAAGATGAAAGCAAACAGAATAGAAATGTTTGAAAATTTAGTTGAAATGGCAAAAACAAGAAAAGAATTTATAAAAAATATAGAACAAGGCAAGAAAACTCCAGCAGCGCCTGTATTTGAACATTTAGAAAAATCTTTTAAATCCCCCGTTCCTCACGGTGTGACCGATAAAGATATTTTACAGGGAGAATACATTCTTAAGAATTTAAAAACTAAAGGCCGTAAGCTAAATGCATCGGGTGGCGTTGCTAGAATGTTAGGAGAATAATGAATCCAATAAAATTTAAAATGGCCAATGAGTGGATGCAACAAGAGTCTGCAACTCCACAAGAAGCATTAAACACTTGGAATGAAATGGAAGCTGAGTTCAAAGCTAACCGTGCCGTGGTCCAAGAACCAGGATCCATGGTCGGTACACCAACCGAAGAAGTTACACAATTCGATAGAAGAATTTATGAAACCCCAGAAGGTGAAAGAGTCTCAGAAAAATCTACAACTTTCTTTTTAAATGGTAAATGGTTAAATGTTCCAACTATTCATAATGGTCGCTCATTCACGGACGATCAATTAAGGTTCATGATCAAACAGGGTCAAATACAACCGACCTCGGTCCATGGATCACGGAACGAGGCTGAAGAAGCAGCGGGTCAAAGATCTAGTATGATGAAGAGTCATGTGAAAGGATTTGAAGATGGTGGACGGATCGGGTATGCTGATAAAAATGCCGGTAAATTAGTGACACCTAAGAAAAAATTTACTTGGCGAATAAGCGAAGAAGCAAAAAAAGAAGCTTATGCCGAAAGAGCGGCAAGGGATAAAATGCGAACAGAAAAAAAATACAAAGAAATAGTAGATAGCTTTATAGAAAAAGGCGATTATGAAAATTTTAAATCACAAGTATATGAATCTCAAAAAAAACACAAATTACCATCAGGAAAATGGAGACAAACCAAAGGTGGTAGAATTCCAACACATATAAAAAAATTTATTACAGATAGACTTGATGCAGGACCTGGTTCAGAGTTATTTGAAGATCTAATAAGAATAACAGGTAGAACCGAAGAAGAGTTATTAGATTTTTCTTCTAAAATTCCAAAGAAAGGTTCTCAACCTATTAAACAAAGATCTAAAAAAGCACTTGAATCTTGGCCTGAAGAAGGAAAATTAACTGAGGAAGAAAGATTAGAAGGGGAACGTAAACGAAAAGACGTTAGAAAAACAAAAGAAAAGGTAGGTATAAAATATGCAAGTGAAGCAGAATTAGAGAATTATAGAACAGTTAATAATCAAAAAAAAGCATTAAACAAACATTTTATGGATAAGCCAAATGCCATTAACAATACAGAGTATGGTAAAGAAATTAAAAAACTTATGGAGACTAGACTCGCTGGCAAAGATATGGAATTGGGTGGAAGAAAAATTAAAGCAGGTGATATTTATAGAAGAATAAAAGATTCAAAAGGTAATTTTTTAAATGATGCTTATTATAAAAATTTAGCAGAACAAGGAAAAATATTTGACATCTTTGATATTAATAAAATGGCAAAAGGTCAACGTATAACTAAGCAGGCAATTAACTTAAACCTTCTCCCTGGTCAATTCAATGCAGGTTTTATTGAAGGAAATGTTGATAGATGGTTTAAAAAAGGTGGAAAGTTTTATGGAGACACAGAAAAATTAAACAAAATTTCTAAGTATTTAGAAAATATTGGTGTAACAGTTGATATTCAAGATGTAGGAAGAATTGGTGGGGGTGAAAAAGTTTTCTTTGATACGCCAACCGGAAAGTTTCCTCATATGTATAACACTCTTAAAAAAATGAAAATACCTGATGAGTTGTTAACAGGTATTAATCCTCCTAAAAACCAGCTCAGTGATCAAATAGCAAAAGTTTTCAAGGAAAGAGGAATAACTCTTAAAAAAGGTCAAGCAGGATTCATTGCTACTGATATTCTTAAGGATGCTGGAAAATTAGGACCAAAAGGTTTAAGACTATTGGCATCAGATTGGGTATGGCCAGAAATTGTAATAGGTTGGTTAGATAAACAAAACATGATTCAGAAAGGAATGTCTCCAGAAAGAGCAAGCAGTGAAATGTGGAAAAACATGACTTTTGGATTGCGGGATAAAGGAGGAACTGAAAATGCAATATTAGGGCAACTTAAAAAATTAGGTTATGGTGAAAAAGATATCAAAGCTGCAGAACATATGATGAGATATGGTAAAATTGGAAAAGAGATTGAAAAGTATGAAAACACTCTTAAATCATTGGAAGAAGGAGATGTAGATGTAGACAGTCAAGAAGGGGCTGCACAGCTAGCAGAAAAAATTAAGTCTTTGAAAAAAGAACAAGAAAGTGTGGCAGGATTTTATTTTGGAGCTATCGGAGATAAAGATCCAAATTATGGATATGAACTTTATGATCAAGCTTCAAAAGAATTGATGCGTACAGAATGGAATAAAAGTTTAGAAGGCAGAAAAAAAAGAATAGATCCTTATGCAGGGGGAATAGGTGATGTGGTACAATCAGATGTATTTAGTATAGATGCTTGGCTGCCTCAACATTTTTTAGGAGCAACAAAATCAAAATCAACTTTGGCTAGAGAAAAAATAGAGGCCATGAGTGATGAAGAACATCTTCAGGAAGGAATTGGATATGAAAGAGTTCATCCCATGTATGGTGCTGCAATGTCAGATAAACAAATGGAACCTTTAAAGGAGCAAATGGATTACATGTATGCAGAAGGCGGAATAGCGAGTTTAAATGTCAAAAAATAATCCAACATTAGTTAAAAACATGAAGCATGTTAAATGGAAGGCGATCCCCCCTTTAAAAGGACCAGATCCTAAAGGGTTGATTAAAGATAAAAAACAAGATAAAAAGAAACAGGAGAATTTAAATGGCAGATATAGATAAATCTCTCCCGAACGTTAAACGACCAGACGAGGAAGTTGCAGAAGTCGTTAACTTACAGGAAGAGGAAATACAAAAAGGTCCCGTTGAAGTTACTGAAGACGAAGATGGTGCTACAATTGATTTTGATCCACATGCAATGCCTTTACCTGAACAAGGCGATCATTTTGCAAACTTAAATGATTTATTACCAGAAGATATTACCGATCCAATAGCTAATAGGCTTGAAGGAGATTATAGAGAATATAAAGTGTCCCGTGCAGATTGGGAAAGGGCTTACACTGTAGGCTTAGATCTGTTAGGATTTAAATATGAAAATAGAACCGAACCTTTCCAAGGCGCGTCGGGGGCGACTCACCCGGTACTTGCTGAAGCTGTTACTCAGTTTCAGGCGCTCGCTTATAAAGAGTTACTCCCAGCTGATGGACCCGTAAGAACTCAAACTATGGGAGCATCGAATCCACAGAAAGAACAACAGTCACAACGGGTTAAAGATTTCATGAATTATCAGTTAATGGATCAAATGAAAGAATATGAACCAGAATTTGATCAAATGTTATTTTATTTACCTCTTGCAGGTTCTACATTTAAAAAAGTTTACTATGATGATTTATTAGGTAGAGCTGTTTCTAAGTTTGTACCAGCTGATGATTTAATAGTTCCATACACTGCAACTTCATTAGAAGATGCACAGTCCGTGTGTCATGTTATTAAAATTTCAGAAAATGATTTACGTAAACAACAAGTTAATGGTTTTTATTCTGATATAGAATTAAATAAACCTCAAGACGTAGTGACAAATGAAGTTAAGAAAAAAGAATTAGAATTAGAGGGTTTAACTAAATCCCAAAGAGTTGAACCATTATACACAGTATTAGAATTCCACGTAGACCTTGACTTAGAAGGTTTCGAAGATGTTGGCCCAGATGGGGAACCAACAGGAATAAAATTACCTTACATCGTTACACTCGAGCAAGGTAGTCGGAAGGTTCTTTCTATTAGAAGGAACTTCGCGCCCAATGATCCAAAGAAAAATAAGATCCAATATTTCGTCCACTTCAAATTTCTGCCAGGACTAGGATTTTATGGCCTTGG